ATATATCAGCATCTGCTGCAATTGTTTATAGTAAGTTATCGTTATCTAATTCTATTGTGAATGCTGATATAAATGCATCTGCTGCAATTGTTTATAGTAAGTTATCGTTATCTAATTCTATTGTGAATGGTGATATATCAGCATCTGCTGCAATTGTTTATAGTAAGTTATCGTTATCTAATTCTATTGTGAATGCTGATATAAATGCATCTGCTGCAATTGTTTATAGTAAGTTATCGTTATCTAATTCTATTGTGAACGCTGACATTAGTTCTTCAGCAGCAATAGCTGTTTCTAAGTTAGCTGCATCTACAATTTCTGGTATTACATTAGGTAGTAATTTAGCAACATTAACTATTGGAACTGGTTTAAGTGGCACTAGTTATAATGGTTCAACTGCTGTTACAATAGCTAATACTGGTGTTCTTACTGTTAATGGTAATGCTGGTACAATAACTGGTATTGCTAATTCAAGTGATGTTCATTTCATTGGAACAACATCTGTTGCATTAAATCGTGCTAGTGCAAACTTAGCTTTGACTGGTATTAGTTCCGTAACATTCCCAGGAAGTACCAGTGGTACTGTTCAATTAGTTCCAACAGCGGCTGTTGGAACAGGAACAATATTAACAATTCCAGCAACAACCGGAACTCTAATTACAACGGGTGATACGGGAACAGTTACATCAACAATGATTCTTGATGGTACAATTGTGAATGGTGATATAAATTCATCTGCTGCTATATCATATAGTAAATTATCGTTATCAAATTCTATTGTAAATGCTGATATTAGTTCTTCAGCAGCAATTGCTATTTCTAAATTAGCGGCATCTACAATTTCAGGAATTTCACTTGGTAGTAATTTAGCAACATTAACATTTGGTTCATTTTTAACAGGAACCTCGTATAATGGTTCTACAGCAGTTACAATTGCTGTTAATGCAACAAATTTAAATACTGCTTCTACTGTTGTATCAAGAGATGCTTCTGGTAATTTTAGTGCTGGTACTATTACAGCAACAACATTTTCGGGTGCTCATTCTGGTTCAGGTGCATCACTAACATCAATTCCAAATTCAGCATTGGTAAATTCTTCAGTAACTGTAAATGGAACATCAATTTCTCTTGGTTCCAGCGCAACAATTACTGCAAACACAACAAATTCATTAACATTTAATAATGCTGGAACTGGTGCTGTATCTGGAACAACATTTAATGGTTCTGCTGCTCAAACAATTAGTTATAATACAATTGGTGCTCCTTCTACAACAGGAACTGGTGCTTCGGGTTCATGGGGAATTTCAGTTACAGGATCATCAGCATCATGTACTGGAAATAGTGCAACAGCTACTACTCTTCAAACATCTAGAAATTTTTCAATAACTGGTCCAGTAACAGCAAATAATATATCATTTAATGGTTCCGGTGACGTTCAATTTGCTTCTACAATTAATACCACAACTTTATCAGTAAATTTAACGAGTGAAAGAGTTGGTATTGGTACAACATCACCATCAAATAAATTACATGTTGTTGGAAATACTACCATGACAGGAGATTTATCTGTATCTGGTACATTAAGCGCAACAATTCCTGGTTTTGTTGATACAACAAATACACAAACAATTAATGGTGCTAAAACATTTAGTAGTACAATTGCTGCTAACATATCAGGAACCGCTTATAATATCACACAATACACAATTAATCAAAGTGTTGGAACAGCAAATTCTCCATCATTCGCTGGATTAACTGTAGACACAAATACACTATATGTTGATGCAACTAACGATAGAGTTGGTATCGGACTCACAAATCCATCATATAAATTACATGTATCTGGTGACGTTTATGCAACAGGTGATGTTTATTCTGGTTCAGATATTAGAATGAAAGAAAATGTATTACAGCTAACAAATGCTCTTGAGAAAGTTAAAACTCTACAAGGTTATTCATACAACAAGATTGGTGTAAATCATAGATCAATTGGTTTGATGGCACAGGAAGTTGAAAAAATTATGCCCGAAGTTGTTTCCAGAAATACCGAAGGAATGAAAGGTATTGATTATGGTCAGATGATTGCGTTGTTGGTGGAAGCAATTAAAGAATTAAGTACTAAATTGGAGACTGCAAATGGCACTGCAATCTAGTGGGCAAATTACTTTTGCTGATATAATTTTAGAACATAGACCAAATAACACAACTGTTGGTTCAGGATTAAAACCATTCAAATTAAATGATTATAATGACTATTCGACAAGCGAGTCACTGCCGTTGAGATTTTCTGAATTTTACGATACAATGAGTTCCTACAATACATCCAGATTTGATTTTCAAGCTAATGACACAAATGTTCCAGATAGTTGGGCAGCCTCTGTGTTCGATGTCAGAGAATACAAGGTACAAACAAATGAATTTGCAATAGAACCATATGTCGGAACTGAAGCTAGTTTAGTTATTACACTTACAAATGGTGGTACTTATAAATGTAGATATTTTTTTGATGCAAATGGTTCCGGAGCTTCAGGTAGTATAGGTACTTCTTCGAATAACATCCAATTATCTTCAAACTTAATAAACTCCGGTCACCAAAATGCAAATGGATTTTTTGGTCCTCTTGCTACTACGGTATTGGGGATTAGCGCAACGTCTGGTCCTTCAACAACAACCCGTTTGTATGTTAGAATTATAAGAGTTGCATAAATATTTTTCATGAACTCAGAAAAAAAATTAACTGAGCTATTTGAAGTAGCCAAAGAGATTGAGAATACTGAGGTTATGAAACCAAAACAGGTTGAAGTTATTCTTGCGGGAGAAGAAACATCCAAAGAAAAATTAGATACAGATTTTGAAGTTGTTCGTAAAAATTATCTTAATTTAATTAAAAAAGGATCAGAAACACTAAATGATCTTTTAGAATTAGCTAGAGATACAGAACACCCAAGAACATATGAAGTGTTATCGGGTTTAATTTCAACACTTTCTACGCTTAATAAAGACTTGATTGAAATACATACATCTAAATCTAAGATAGAAAATACACAATCCATTTCAAAAACACAAATTACACAACAAAATGTGTTTGTTGGTTCAACATCAGATTTACAAAAAATGCTTAAAAAAGCAACAGAAGATCCAGAATAGATAAATACTTATATGAAGACTTACAAAGATTTAAAAAATAATTTATCTGAAGGTGTACAAGGAATTGATTCTATCATGATTTCAATCCCCCTACTAATTCGTTGTATGGAATATGCAAGAGAAGATGCTAAATCTGACCTAGATCTTCATTTATCTATAGAAAGAATGTTGCAAGTAGCAAAAACAAAAGGTTCAAGACCTTTAGATTCAAACGATTATAAAAGAATTTTTAGAAAATAATATGATTAAAAACTTACCACAATCATTAATTGACGAAGTTAAAAAGGTTATGGATAAAAAAGATTCCGATAAACTTAGTGGTGAAAAAGAAGAAATTATTATAAATCCTCAATTAAATTTATCAAAAAACAGATATCACACAGACAGAATTTTACAGTAGGATAAAACAATGAGTCTTTTAACTTATATCTTAGAACGTAAATACTTAAAAGAAAATCGTTCCGCTATTATGAAAAAAACACTAAGGGGTGGCGAATTACTTGTTTATAGAAGTCAAAAGGGTTACCACGTTCAAGCCAATAACAAGAAAAATAACACTTCAAAAACAATAGCAAATTATCCATTTCTAAAGTACAAAGAAGCCGAAGCCAAGAAATTGGCTATGAATATGGTTAAATCATATTCCGAAAAAGGCGTACAGATACAATAAAGTGTTAAACAAAAATAATTTCTTAATGTATTCCATTAAGAATTATGAAAACATGGCTTTAGATGAAAAAGAATTTCATGATGATTTAACTAGAATTAAATATCTTAGAAAATTATTTAAAAGATATGGTTCAAAGAAGGTATTAAAAGAAAGATTAATCTTAAATCATTTAGTTATTTTATTTAATGTTTTTAATCATGACGCAGCAGTAAAAATATTATTTTTTTCAATTGAAAAAGAATATTGGTCATGTTTAAAAACATTTTTGTTGTTTTTAAATTATATGCCAAATAGAATTGATGGGATTTCTGACTTACCTTTATTAACATCAGAAATCCCAATTGATTTATATGTAGTAAATAGGTTAAAAAATATATGAAAACTTATAAATTATTTTTAGAAGACGCTCCAGCTAATAATGTTGGTGCGGGTAAAATTGCTGGAACGGGTGGTGCTGCTGGAGAACCAGGAGTTTCTGTTGTAGCTCAAAAACGTCATCAAAAAAGAAATAAAAAAAGTGCTCCGAAACCCTTTGCTGGTCATAAAGTTTTCCAAGTAAATTCAACAATATATAATCGTTCACTTCTAGGCAAAACAACAAGAAAATGGTGGTCAACATTTGTTGGAACTGATGAAATTGGTAAAGAGATAAAAGAATACGCAACCAACAATCCAAGTAAAGCAATTATCATTCAAGATGAATTAACTGGTGCTATGGTTTATTTAAGACATCCAAAGGGGAGTTAAATTCCGTGGACTCATCAACAGAGTTAAAACTAAAAATAGGAATTATTGAGAAAGAACAACAACATCAGCAAAAATATCTTGATAAAATTGATATTGCTATTGAAAAATTAGAAGAAATATCTGCAAACACAGTTAAAATTATTGCATTACATGAGCAAAAAATGAATTTGCAAGAAAAAGTAGGTGATGATATTCAACAAGAAATTCATACTATGTCAAAAGAACTTCAGTCTGAATATGATGAACTTTCTAAAAAAATCAATAATCTTGATAAAAGAACATCAACAGTAGAAAAATATTTTTGGTTAGCATCTGTTGTTGTATTTTTTCTATACATAGTGGTAAGTAATTTTGACAAAATCAAAATGATATTTTAAAAAAGATTTGACAATCACACTTTGATGTGTTATTGTAGTATATAGAGTATGAACATTCTTGTTGATAAAAAATATATTGATATGATTAGCGGTGGTCTAGAAAAATTCTCATGGACCAGTTCTAAAACCGCTAGTTGCAGATGTCCTTTCTGCGGAGATTCAAAAAAAAATTTAAATAAAAAGCGTGGTTATCTTTATGAAAAAGAAGGATCTTTTTTCTTTAAGTGTCATAATTGTAATGTCAGTTATACCTTAAAACAGTTCATTGAACTAACCGACCCCCATTCCTACAAAGAATATATTTTAGAACGTTACAAAAAACAAGAAAAACCCGGACTTCTTGATGTAAAATCAAAACCAGTATTTGATTTTACTGCAATTTATAAAGAAAATAAATTAGAAAATATTAAGTCTGAATTTCTAAAGTTCTCAACAAATTGTTCAGATTTATCAGATAATCATTTCTGTAAAGTTTATCTTAATTCCAGAAAAATACCTGTTGATAAATTTGATGATTTATATTTCACCGACAATTTCAAACAGTTTGCTAAACACTTTGGTAGTGTAGAAACAAAACTTCAAGAAAAAGAACAAAGACTAATTATTCCATTTTTTAATGAATATAATGATTTAATTTATTTTCAGGGTAGAAGTTTTTCCAACATAGGAAATCGTTATATCACAATTAAAGTTAAAGATGAAGATAAAATCTTTGGAATGAATAAAATTGACAAATCAAAAGTAGTTTATGTTGTTGAGGGTCCGATTGATTCACTTTTCTTAGATAATGGAATTGCTGTTGGTGGTTCAGATTTTCAACATACAGTAAAAATGTTCAAGTTTGATTATGTTTGTATATTGGATAATCAACCAAGAAATAAAGAAGTTGTAAATAACTATTTTAAATTAATTTCAAATAATCATAAAATTGTTATATGGAAAGATTATTTTTCTGAAAAGAAAGATATTAACGACATGATATTAGAAGGTAAAACTTCAGAAAACATAATGGAGTTTATTAAAAATAATACATTTATGGGTCTTCGTGCGAGAATAGAATTAAATAATTGGAGAAAAATATGAGATATTGGGAAGTATCTAATCCCAGAGATGATTTTTTTCAAGAAGATGTGAAAAAAATTTTTTCTGATGATGATATTATAAAAATGTATTTTGAATATTGGTGTGGTAGAATGAAAGAAGTTGATAAAGGATTGGAAATATCTGAGCAGAATTGTATAGAAGATTGGGTTGTTACAAATTGGGCAGTGGAGAAAAAGATGTTTAAAGTATTTAATGCAAAAGTTACAAAAGTTATTGAGCCATTTTCACTATTATGTGAATTTGATTTAGGATTCGGTATTTCTATTAAAAGAACCATTTATATAGAAACAGACATGGATATTTTTTCGGAAGATATTCATACTAAACAAAAGATTGCAAAATTCCATTCTTATTTAAATTATAAAGTTTTAAACAAAGAAGTAATACTTGTTTTTAACTTAGAAAATTCAAACGAATCATTTATTGAAGATTCGTATAATATAGCTACAGTATATGAAGTTGAAAGAGATTATAAAAATAATATTTCTTTAAATAAGAAATTTCAGAATAATACATTTGATGAAGGTAAACATGTTGTATAAGAATTATGATGAAATTTTATCAGTGAACCTTATTTCATATACTCAAGTAGCGGAAGGATTTGATTATCTTGGTGGTGACGATGTGTTGTCAAATCTGATCTCATATTGTGCTAGAGTTTCAAATCCATCTAATCAAAATAATGTTGAAACTTCAGAAAAGTTAATTAATTATTTAATTAAAAATAAGCATTGGTCTCCGTTTGAGATGGTTAATGTATGTTTAGAGATCACAACAACAAGAGATATTGTTCGTCAGATTCTAAGGCATCGTTCTTTCTCATTCCAGGAATTTTGTTTATCCGGTGATACTGAAATTTACTTTGCACTACCATCTAAAATTAAGAATGGTTCATACAAACCAACATCAAAATATACGATTAAAGAATTATATGAAAAGTGGACAAATGGTGCTGTACCATTACCAAACGGCGTTAGAATTCCGATGAAAAATAGAATCGGTGAAATGATGGTTAAGGGATATGATGAAACAAGTAAACGTTTAACAACATTCAACATTAAAGATATTTTCTATACTGGCAAGAAAAAATTATTCGAAATTACATTATCTGACGGTAAGAAGATTAAAACAACAAAAGAACATAAATTTCTGACTCAAGAAGGTTTCAAACCATTAGAAGATATTGTTGGTCTAGAACTAATCGGAGAGACTTACATAATGTCAAAAAATGGTATTGTTGGTACAAACGGCATACTTAATTATCAAGATAAAGAATGGTTAGAATCTAAGAAAAAAGAATCCCTTTTTGCAGGAGGAGGTATTCCCTATATTGTAGAAACCTATGGTGTTAATTATAACACCATAAGAAAATGGTTAAAATGTCATAATATATCTTATACCAAGAAAGAAGTTTCAATTATTTCACCTATTTGGAATAAAAGTAAATTTGGTTATAACTTACCGGAGAAATCCGAAGAAGTTCGACAGAAGCATAGAAATTCTGCAAAAAAAGGAAAAGATTCTAATTTATGGAGAGGTGGTGGTAGTAAAAATAGACCAAAACTTGATACAGTGAAATCTTTAACTTTCAAGAGAGAAAAAAAATTTAAATGTGAAAGATGTGAATCCTCACAAAATTTAAATATCCACCATAAAATACCAGTATCAGTAGATGTGAATAAAACAAATGACGTAGATAATTGGGAACTGCTTTGGAGTAGAGTTTGTCATGTTGAACACCATAAGAAAGAAAATTTTCCGGGGTGGCATTCAATGTCTTCTTCAATCCAAAAAGCAAAACCGAGAAAAGAAAATGGTTACATTCCAAAATGGGCCAAAATAGTCTCAATCAAATATATTGGGATTGAAGATACTTATGATATTGAAGTAAACAATACTTCACATAATTATATCGCTAATGGTATTATCGTACATAATTCTCAGCGTTATGCTGATCCAACACAAGAATTGGAATTTTGTATTCGTGAACCGAGACTACAAGATAATAAGAATCGTCAGAATTCAATAGAAACAGACGATTATAACTTAGCCAATGTTTGGGAGCAAATGCAAGTTGAAGTTATTTCTATTGCAAAAGCCAATTATGAATATGCTATTAGTCAAGGAATTGCTAAAGAAGTAGCAAGAGTTATTCTTCCTGAAGGTAACACAGTATCACGCTGCTACATGAATGGTTCGATTCGATCATGGATTCATTACCTAGATATTCGTGGTGGTAAGGGTACACAAAAAGAACATATAATGGTTGCTAGAGCATGTGCTGAAGCAATAAATAAAATTTTCCCTTATATTAAACAGGAGTAGAGATGCAAGAAGAATATCTAGGAATTAATATAGACAGAGATAGAGATAAATTATTTGATGAATTGGGTCTTAAAAGACTAAAAGAATCTTATATGCGAGAAGATGAAGACACACCACAAAAAAGATTTGCTTTTGTCTCTAAACAATTTTCATCAAATCCAGAACACGCACAAAGATTATATGATTATTCTTCTAAGCATTGGTTAAGTTATTCTACTCCTATTCTTTCGTTTGGTAAAACTAGAAATGGTTTACCTATAAGCTGTTTTTTAAATTTTATTGATGATACCGCTGAAGGTTTATCGGAAACTTTAACAGAAACAAATTGGTTATCTATGTTGGGAGGTGGTGTTGGTGTTGGTTTTGGAATTCGTTCTGCTAGTGATAAGTCTACTGGTGTTATGCCTCATCTTAAAACTTATGATGCGTCTTGTCTTGCATATCGTCAAGGGACTACTCGTAGGGGCAATTTTGCTGCTTATCTTGATATTTCTCATCCCGATATTATTAATTTTATTGAGATGAGAAAACCCACAGGAGATTTAAATCTCCGTTGCATGAATATGCATCATGGTGTTAATATATCTGATGCATTCATGCAAATTATTGAAAATTGTATGAAAGATCCTAATTTCGATGATACGTGGGAATTAAAAGATCCTAATACAAATTTAGTAAAAGAGAAAATATCAGCAAAAGAATTATGGCAAAAATTACTTGAAACAAGAGCACAAACAGGTGAACCATACGTTCACTTTATTGATGAATCTAATAGAAAGTTACCAAAGTGGTTAGCTGATAAAGGCTTAAAAGTAAGACAATCAAATTTGTGTTCGGAAATTATTCTACCCACTTCAAAACAAAGAACGGCTGTTTGTTGTTTATCTTCTGTTAATATTGAATATTTCGAAAAATGGTCGAAAAACGATTTGTTTTTAAGAGATGTTGCTGAAATGTTGGATAATGTATTACAATATTTTATTGAAAATGCTCCTAAAACTGTGCAAAGAGCAATTTTCTCAGCAAAAAATGAAAGATCTATTGGGGTTGGCGCATTAGGTTTTCACGCTTATCTGCAATCAAAAATGATATCTTTTGAATCAGTTTCTGCTAAACTATTAAATAAAAGTATTTTCAGATATATTCGAAAAGAATTAAATTTTGTGAATAAGATTCTTGGTCAGTTAAGGGGTGAAGCACCTGACGCAAAAAATACTGGTTTAAGATTTAGTCATCTAATCGCAATTGCTCCAAATGCCTCAAGTTCTATTATCATGGGAAATACTTCTCCTAGTATTGAACCATACAAAGCAAATGCTTATCGACAAGATACTCTTTCCGGTTCTTTCTTAAACAAAAACAAATATCTTGATAAGATTATAAGAGAAAAAGTTGGAGAAGAATCTCAAGAAATTTGGTCTTCAATTATTGCTAATGGTGGTTCAGTTCAACATTTAGATATTCTTTCACAAGAAGAGAAAGATGTTTTCAAAACAGCAATAGAAATTGATCAAACCTGGATTATTGATCATGCTGCAACAAGACAAGAATATATTGATCAAGGTCAATCGGTTAATGTTTTCTTTAAACCAAACACAAGTAGAAAATACTTACATGCTGTACACTTTTTAGCATGGAAAAAGAAGTTAAAAACACTTTATTATTGTAGAAGTGAAAAAATTGCAAAAGCCGATAAAGTTTCTGAAAAAATTGAAAGAAAAAGAATTGAAGATATTGATATTAAAGATTTAACAGAGGGGTGCATTGCTTGTGAATAACGAAATAACTTTTGTACAATAAATGTTTGAACAAAAAACTTATGATGATTTAACAAGATTGTGGGAATTGGGTTTTAAACAAATTACATTAATTGAGAAAAAAGTTACAACATTCAGAAAGCAATTTAAAAATGGCAAAAAAGAAAAATAATTTCAAACTAACTGATGAAAGATTATATTTTAAACCTTTCAATTATTCATGGGCATTTGATTACTGGTTAAAACACGAACAATCACATTGGCTTCATTTAGAAGTAGAAATGCTTCAAGATGTAAAGGATTGGAAACAAAAATTAACAGAAAAAGAAAAATACTTTCTTACCCAAATTTTTAGATTTTTCACACAAGGTGATATTGATGTTGCATCGGCTTATGTTAACAACTACTTACCATTATTCCCGCAGCCTGAGGTAAGAATGATGTTGCTTGGTTTTGGTGCAAGAGAAGCATTACATGTGGCTGCTTATAGTCACCTAGTAGAAACTCTTGGTTTGCCGGAAACAACATATAATGAATTTCTTGAATATAAAGAGATGTCAGAAAAACATGAATATATTCAACAAATTTCTGGCTTAGAACCTCGTGAAATTGCAAAACAAATTGCATGTTTTTCTGCCTTCACTGAAGGAATGCAACTGTTTTCTTCTTTTATCATGTTACTTAACTTTGCAAGACATGGTAAAATGAAAGGAATGGGACAAATTGTGACATGGAGTATTGTTGATGAAACAATGCACACAGAAGCAATGATTAAATTATTCAGAACATATATTGAAGAAAATAGTAATTTATGGACAGATGAGTTAAAATCTGCAATTTATATTATTGCAACTAAAATGGTTGAATTAGAAGATAAGTTTATTGATCTTTCTTTTTCAATGGGAGAAATGCAAAATCTTACATCGGAAGACGTGAAAAAATATATTCGTTATATTGCCGATAGAAGATTAATTTCTCTTGGTATGAAGGGTATTTTCAAAGTAAAGAAAAACCCTCTACCTTGGGTAGAAGAAATTATTAACGCACCTATTCATGGTAATTTCTTTGAACAAAGAGTAACAGATTATGCAAAAGGTGCATTAACTGGAGGATGGGAAGAAATATGGGGAAGTTAAAAACATTCAATATTTTTTAATACACCAGATTGGTTTCCAATTAATAATTCGGTGATGTATAAATAATTTCAAGAAAAAAAAAATGAAACAGAAAATATTAATCTGCTACAAGAATCCGAAGACTAACGACCCAAATGCATGTCATATTGGGATGGGTGTCACTTCAAATAACAACGCAAGATTTTTGAATAGAAATAATATAGAAGCGTATTCTGTTCCAGTTGTAGATGGTTACCATTTAAAAAATCTATTAAACAAAGAATATTCGGATGTTACTCGTGTAATAATGAGTGCTCCTTTTTTCGATACAGGTTTCTTAAAATCTTTATGTAATAACTTTCCTAAAATACAATTTACAATCACGTTTCATTCTAACTCCGGGTTTCTTGGCATGGACAAATGGTCAATGGGAATGTTGGGTGAATTGATGAAAGCACAAGAAGAAATAAAGAATTTTGAAATTTCCGTTAATTCAGAAAAATTTGCAAAGACTGTTAATTCTATTTTTAGAAAAAATACAACAACTCTCCCGAATCTTTATCCTTATGATAAAAAACCGATGTATCGCAAGAATATTAATATTAACATATTAAAGATAGGTTCTTTCTCAGCAATTCGTAGTCTTAAAAATATTCCAACAGCCGCATTTGCAGCAGCAATTTTATGTAAAGAATTATATGCACATACTGAATTTCATATTGTAGTAGGAAGAAACGAAGATCCACAAGCTGATAAAATTATCTCCGGTATTGAAAATCTTTTTAAACATATTCCGAATATCAAATTAGTTAAAAATGATTGGAGAGATAATGAAGAATTTAAAGAATTGGTGAAGCAGATGAATATTATATTCATGCCTTCTTTCACCGAATCTTTCAACAACGTAACTGCTGACGCTATTTCTGTTGGCACACCAGTTGTTGTTGGAGAAGCAATTAATTGGTTACCAAAGAAGTTCAGAGCAAATGCTGATGATGCAAAAGAAATTGCTGAAATCGGTAAAAGATTGTTATTCGATGAATTCTCTACAATAGATGGTTTATGTTCTTTAGATGATCATAATAAAACGGCATTTAAATATTGGAAGTCTTATCTTGGTACTCAAGAAAAAACTTTTGTGCAAAAGATTAAAGGATTTTTTAAATTAATATTTAAAAGATAATGGTAATTTAATGAACTTGGAAGATTTAAAGAAAATCAATAAGCAAATTGTGGATGAAGTATATCCATCCACTTTTTATTACGGTAATCTTACAGAAGAACAACATCTTAGAATTTTAACTAGATTACTTGATCAAGCAACCGAAAGAGGATGGATTTCTGCTGGCGGCAAAAAACCAAAAAAACTAACGTTCTTTTTTGATAATATCTAAGGTCTGCCCTGCCCCCTATATTTTTTGAAATTTCTCTTTTTAGACTTATTTAATGAGGACATTTTAGGATCTCTAATATCCTGAGATGTCTTTTTCTTTTTTGATTTACTTTGTATCCGAATACCTTCTACAAAACTTAATCTGGGCATAATGTTCCTTATAATTTAATATAACAACTTATAACTATATAGTAATAGTAAAGATATAATACCCCAAAAAACATTTTCTTATTATTAGACTTGAAACTACATTTACAACTGTTTATGACATTGATAATAAAAATGGATTGGTTTTTGTTACAGTATAATAAAACATTACAACAAACAAAAGTTGTTGTGCAAGAATGATGTAGTCACTCTTGCAATCGCATCTTTCTCACAAAATTCAAAAGTAGCATCTCTTTTAGGGTGGTCTGAACTAATATGAAACAAGTTGAAGCAAAAATTCTAACAGATTTTTTAACATATGCATCACCAGCACAAAAACAAGATTTTGAAAAAAAGAAAAACATAAAACAGAAATATAAATATCTTTTAGATTTCTGTTGGATAAATCAAGATCAATACATAAAATACACAAAAGGAAAAATATGACAAAAATTGTTTATTGTGAAATTTGCAATCAAGAAGCAGTAATCAAAGCCAAAAAAGAAATATTGTTTTGTCCATTTTGTGGAAATTGTGATGACAATTTAGATTTTTCTGAAGTTGATGATTTTTTTGATGAAGACTAAATTCAGAGAAAACACTTGTTATATTTCGGAATTGATTATTCAATAACATCACCTTCGATTTGCTCCTTTTTGGGGGAGAAAAAAGACTTCTCCCCCAAAAACTGCAATTTCTTTTATTACAACAAAAGAAAACAAAAAAACACCCAAAACAACATCCACCAAACAATCCCCCAAGAAAGTTATAAAACACCAATACAAAGATTTACAAGAACAGCAAATTGGGCAATTAGATGTATTGAAGTAACAAGACAAGCATATGATTATCCAGAAACATTAATACTAATAGAAGATTATTCCTTTGGTTCAAAAGGAAAAGTATTTGAAATAGCAGAAAATTGTGGAATCTTAAAATTCTTATTAGAACAAGAAAATTACAACTATCAAAAAATCTCACCCACATCATTAAAGAAATACGCAACAAACTCTGGAAAAAGTACAAAAGAAGACATGTACAATAGTTTCTATACAGAAACACAATTTGATATAAAAAAAGTATTTTCTGACAAAACCACAAAAAACATCACAACACCAATATCAGATATTGTAGATAGTTATTACCTTTGTTCAAAAATCATAGAAGGTTTATAAAAAAATTTTTTGGGGAAAAATTTTTGGGGGAAAAATTTATTATATTTTGATTTAGGAAAAGGGAAATGTGTTTAGGGGGGTCGGTCTGTGGGAAAAAAGAAAAGAATCTTTTAAAATGGGGGGATAATACATAATACCCCAGGGGGTACTAGGGGTACTAGTAGTACTAATCTTATGTTAGTACCCCCCTAGTACCCTCTCCAATAGTCGCTGGTTGCGGCAATAAAGCGCATCGTCGCTGAGCGTCCACGAAGGATCGTACCGCGCGGCGGCTCTTGACCGCATCGTCGCCAGTTCGTCGCTCGTGAGACGGTGGCACCATTGGTGCCACCACGCCTCCATCTCCGCCAGCATGCGGAGATTGTAAACCATGCCGCATTTCGCGGCGAACTCATCGAAATCGGTGTGATTAAGCATGATCA